GTCGTGAAGGCATCGTCTCTTGACTTTTGACCCACCCCCCTGGCCGCAAATGACCGACGCATGGTCTACGCTTGGCCGCAGATGACCGACGGTCTCACCGTGTGCGCTCACCTGTATGGTTGCCACGTTGCCTTCCCCTTGGAATACCTGAGACATAGCGTAGGCGTGGAGCATGGCCCTGTATGTGGCTAGGGTGTTCCATGTCCTTCCTTGGTCGGTTGACTCGTCATGTGTGCGGGCCTGGTTGCCGGCTTTGATCATGGCGTCTAGTTGTTCTGGTGTATGGTCTGGCATGTCCTACCTGTTCCAGTGGTGGTTAGGGTCTATCGGGTTGCCTTGCCTATCTCCGCCCCTTAGTTGCCCTGTGTTCTCTTCGGCCTGCTTTGCTGCTGAGTGGCAGGTTGCGCATAGGGGTTGTAACTCGCCATGGTAGAACTCGGTAAGGTCTCCTTTGTGTGGCTTGATGTGGTCAGCCACTGTGGCCTCCCTGACCTTACCAAGGGCCGCGCACATTCGGCATAGCGGCTCCCTGTCTAGTAACTCCCTGCGCCTGCGCTTCCATGCTGCCGAGTCGTACAGGCGCTTATGTGGCCCTTGATCCGTCGAGGTAGTGCGTCTGTGGCTGGTCATCGTCGCTGGTGTCTGGTTCACGTTGGCCGAACAGGGCACAGGTTAGCGCCTCGTTGCTGTCTGCCAGCCGATTAAGCGCCTCGGTCTGCGCCTTCAGTGCCTCGATCAGTTCTTCCACGAATCCTGTCCCTCGCCTTCTTTGCCATCCGCTTGAGCCATTCCCTGCGCTTGGCGCATCCGGGGCATGCCATGTTATACGGCCATGCGGCATTGCCGCTGCTCGTTCTCGATGCGCTCGCACGCAATGTCGAAATATCGCCGGTCAATCTCAACACCGGCAAACCTAAGTCCTAGGCGGAGCGCCGCAACCCCCGTGCTCCCGCTGCCCATGTAAGGATCAAGCACCAGCCCACCGCTTGGAACCTTGGCCCGCTTAATGCACCACGCCATAAGGTCAACCGGCTTCTGCGTTGGATGCAGCCTGTCGCTCGCCATTGCCTGCGGAAATGATCGGTGACAGTAGACGCCGTGGCCGCCCTTCATCCACGCCAAGTCGGCGTCGCTTAGGAACGTGCCAAACGCCTTGGCAGTTCGTTTAATCCAGACCAGCGACGTACCAACCGGCAACCTTGCTGCAAAGTGCTGGAACCCCCAAAGGACAACACGCTCAAAGCCTACCCACGGACTAGGATCAAATGGCTCGTCGTCGCCTTCGATCTTCTCGCCGAAGTGCTTTGATTTTCCACCAGCATTCCCGTTCGCTCCTGGCGTAACGCGGCCATCCCATGCCATCCCATACGGCGGATCACTGACAATCGCGTCCACACCCTGCAACAGCGGCAGCACCTCGCGGCAGTCGCCGTGCCAGAGTTCCGCGTTCCCGATTGTCACTTTCTCAGCCATTGTGTCTCCTGTTGGCCGTATAACATTGCGTTAGCCGTCAGCAATGCCACAGCCGACCGAGCCACAAGACTCCCGCGCTCAAATGTCTCGCACAGCCAGTCTTTCGGGTCGCGGCTGGCGTTCTCCCGCAGGGTGCAGCGGGCCAGGTCTTCGGCATTCGCGTCGCGCAGTTGCAGGGCCTTGCCTGGGCACACATCAGCCCACCATCCCCATGCGTCCACATATCCTTCGGTGTCGCGAATCTTCTCCAACTCGCGCCGTGTTTTCAGCTTTGCGGTGTATGTCTGCATCTTCCACTCCAGTGCCGGCTAACCCGGCGTTTCAAGCCGAGGCCGTTCCGGCCAGGCTTAACTCGTCGTTGGGCGTCAAAAGCCACCCGTCTGAATTTGCCGCTCCGCTTCTGCAAACTCGGCAGCTTCGATTTGCTCGTCGAGTGCAGTCGGGCCAATTCCATGCGCCCGTTCAATCGCCCGCACAATGAATACAGGCGTCGGCTGCAAATGCCCATTGCTGCGGTAAACCTCGCCAACCAGCGCATTAATTTGCGCGGTCGTCAGCGGTTCGCGCTGGTTTACCATGTCCGACATCACCGTTCTCGCCAGAGACTCGGACTGCGCACTAAGTCGCTCAATCTCATTGCGTTGCAGCGCAATTCCGGCCCGCAGTTCGGGTTCTGTTAGCGCCATGCTCGCCGGCTGGTCAAGCAAGTGCTCGCGCAGCGTATTCCGTGCCGCGTGCCATTCGCCCATGTGGTCATTCTCGCCATCGCTGCTCATTTCGCTGTAGGCAAGCGCCACTTCATGCGCAAGTTCCATTGCCCGCTTAACCCAGGCTGTGTGCAGATCGTCGTCGTTCATCTTTTCCTCCATAAATTTGCCGCCCAACTCATCGTTCCAGGCGAACTTCGCTACGCTCGTCGCCTGAACTCAGGCGTTGACCTCTCGCGCGCGCACAACGATACATGGACTGATAATACCATCCCTTGCGCTAACGGGCAATGGGCGGTAACGTATTATCTACCTAGAGGGGGAGCGCATGAAAGGTGAAGTGACTGTGTGGGAGTGGATGGATCTGACCTGTCCCATTGGATGGGGCAGGGAGGAAAACATTGTGAGGAAGGCTGAACGGGAAAAGGTTCTTGCCGAGGCCCGCACGTCTATTGGCACTCTCAGGGTTGCGCGCACCAGAGGGAGGATTGGCGCTGGCCTCCTGTCTCGCATGGTTATGGCAACCAAGGGTAGCCGCTTCCCTATCGCCGATCTCGCCGAGAAAGACCCGAAGATCACGCTGCGGGAGTTGGTCGAGGTCATCCAGAACAACCCGCCGCCAGGCTTCAGCGAAAAAGACGTTGACCGTCTGGCCCGCAAGGCTCTCGGACGGAAGGCATAGTATACCTATTCGTTGTTGCCTTGGCATCACCGCTGTAGTAGTTTTGACGTGTCGCGCCACTCTGTTAGGGCCAGAGCCGCGGCGCAAAGACCGTTGGCAGTGTGCTTGAGACCCCCTCGGCACGACTGTCTCCATCCCCCGATACGTCAACGGGTCGGGAAGGTGGGTCCTAGGCAGTCGTGCCGAGGGGGTTTTGCATTTGAGGCACACTGTATGAAAGAGCGTCTCCGCAGTACGTCGAAAATCCGACGCCATCGCTACACCTATGCAGACTATGAGGCCGCCAAACAGGACTGGTCTTATCGTCACCCGCAAGCAACGCCAAGCGAATACCAACAAGCCATGCGGAAGATTTCCGAGAGGATGGGCCTGTGAGCGGCACTATCACCCCGAAGGGCTGGGACTCATTCCAGCACTACAAAGACCGCAAGCCGTCGTGGATCAAACTGCACAGGGATCTGCTCGATAACTACGAATTCCACCTGTTGCCAGTTGCTAGCAAGGCGCTAGCACCTTGCCTCTGGCTGCTTGCAAGCGAGTACGAAGGGGGCGAAATACCTGCCGACTGGCGCCTGATTGCCTTCCGGTTGAGGATGTCTCCTGAAGAGGTAGAATCGTCAGTAACCCCATTGATTGATAAAGGGTTTTTCATTGCTAGCGACTTGCTAGCAGATTGCAAGCAAAGTGCTTGCCTAGAGAAAGAGAGAGAGAAAGAGAAAGAGAGAGAGGAAGAGCCTGTTTCTGTGGCGAAGCCGAAGCGGCAAAAAACCAAAGAGACCACACTCACTGACTGGCTAACCGCTCTTGGAGATGAAGACGCCATTGCCGCGGATGACCCCATCATGGTCGAGACCGAGGCCGCCGGGGTGCCGGCAGAATTCATGGCCCTTGCGTGGCAGGTCTTCAAACGGGACTGGGCAAACAAGCGCCAGAAGGATTGGCGGGCAACCTTCAGGAATGCAATCCGTGGCAACTGGCTGAAGATTTGGTGGTTTGACCAAGCCACAGAGCAGTGCCGCCTGACAACCGCCGGGGAGCAAGCGCGGAGGTCTTTCCAGTGAGCATGAAACAACCCCCTAACAGCATTGACGCGGAGCAGGCGGTCATTGGGTGCGTACTGTCATTTCCTGAATGCTTTCAGGAAGTCGAATTCCTGGCTGCCGAGGATTTCTACCACATGCAAAACAGGACGCTGTGGGAGAGGATAAAGCGCAGCGAGTCTGGCAGGGACATGGTTGCCGTGCTGATGGATATGGAGTCTCTGGAAGACAAGCTTTACGCCAGCGACTTGTGCCGATCATCGCCAACGGCCGCGAACGTCAAGGTTTATGCCAACGTCATCCGTGACAGGGCGATTCTCCGCAGGCTTCTTGCTGAGTGCATGAGCATTGCCAGCGAGATCACAAACGATGCGCGACCTTCCGACATCATCGCCGGCTCAATTCGCAGGATCGAGGCAATTGGGGACGGCGCGATTGTTGGGACAGGTCCGCGCCATATCAGCGACATATCGCCAGTGTGGTATGAGGAATACCGCACCCGGGCAAACAACCTTGGCAAGGTAGGCTTGTCTACTGGATTTGAGGCGCTTGATTCCAGATGGGGAGGCTTGCGAGGGGGCCAGGTTCTCGTAATCGCAGGCAGGCCGAAGACAGGCAAGACTACCCTTGCGGTCAACATCGCCGAGCACATTGCGCAGACCAACCCTGTGGCGGTCTTTCAAATGGAGATGGGCGAGGCAGAGATGGTGGACAGAGCCATAGCCTCTACTGGCCGCGTCAGCATTACCAAGATCCGCAATGGGGAGGCAAACTCGCAGGAAGACGTTGATAACCTTCTGCATGCGCTCAATGTCCTGAAGTCATCAAAACTGTACATTGACGCTACCCCGCGCCAGACAATCAATTACATTCGGATGCACGCCAAGGCTTTTGTGAAGCGCCACGGGAAAGGGGCAATTCTGATTGATTACCTTGGACTTATCAGGCCAGAAGGCAGCTCACGCTCAAAGAACGACGAGGTAGCCGAAATATCGCGCGACATAAAGCTCTTGGCCAAAGAGACGGATTGCCCTGTCATTCTCCTGTGCCAGATGAACAGGGGGGTGGAGAAGGAAAAGCGCAAGCCGCAACTGTCGGATCTGCGCGACTCGGGAGCCATTGAGCAGGACGCAGACATCATCGCGTTTACGCACAAGGATGACCCGGAGCAGGATTACTCGGAGATCATTACGCGGGCTATGCGTAGCGGAGTTCCTGGGACCGACTACCTTCTGTGTCAGTTCGGTATCAGCCGCTTTGCGTCCACTCCTGACATGTGGTCGCCACCTGTTACGTCATCTGGCGGTACTAATCGCAGGTCGGGGCTGAAGTGATGGGTGACGAAAAGGCGCCATGCCCATACTGCCAAACAGACTCCGGCATATTCTCCCGCCACTGCGCTGGATGCTGTGCTAGGTACTGCCTGACGCTTCCGTCTAAGGAGGCGGCTAGGGCCTCCGCTGACCGATGGTGCGATCTTCACGGCCTAGACCGTGCCGAGGTAAGCGCCATTGGGAAAAGGCTTGCCAGAGAGCGCCTAGAGGCCAAATCAATGGCTTCGACATGATGGACGCAATACGAGAACTGGCCATAGCGGCTGGGATGTTTGTCTTCCCGTTCTACTGCGGGCAGTGGCTGCCACTTGTCGCACTGTTCGTCTGGCCGTTCGCGCTTGTGTTTCTGGCCATTGGGGTGGTTGATGCGTTCGTGGCCATTGGGTGACCGTTCGTCGGGTGAAGTAATTTGTGCGTGATAATGCCTGGCGCTGGCGGTAATGTACGCAGACCAGCAAACAGGGAGAATGTATCGCATGACGGTAGATGAAGCGGTTTCTATTTTGCGTGCCCACAATGAGTGGCGAAGGGGGAATAAAACTGAAAATTGGGGGCCTATGCCATATAGCCCGGCGCAAATTGGATGGGCAATTGACGTTGTTTGTAATTGGATTTCCGCAAATGGCTCAACCAATCAAACGCACGGTTGCAACTGTTCTGTGATGGAGAAAGGACAATGACCACTCCAATCGACTACGACGCGCTGATTTCTGATGTCCGCAAGTACGGCAGGCTGAATGGAGCGATTGCCGGATGTGTTAACCCGGTGACTGCCGTTGAAAACGAACGAAAGGCTGACGAAACCTTCGCCAAGATAGAAGCCACAATCCGCGCCCTCCGCGCCGCAGCGGTGGAGAGTGAGCGGGATGCGGCAAGGTATCGGTGGTTGCGTGATGGCGAAAACGGCGGGGACTTGTCTATCGGTGACATGACGGAAAGTGGCGATGAGGGATGGGAGCGCGTGACGTGGCTCTATGAAGAAGAACTCGACACCGCAATAGACGCGGCGATGGCCGCACAGGAGAAGGCGAAATAAGCATGGAACTGCACATTACGTTGCTGGCTGCAAAGTGCCCGCCGGAACTGGCCAGCGCAATCATCACGCAAATGGACATCCTGCAATCGCAACTCGCCGCCGAGCGCGAACGTTCCGACAGGTTGCAGGCTGTAGTGGATGCGGCTAAGTCGCAGGTATCGCAGGCGGAAGCCTATTGCGTTGGGCGTGCTCGCTTTTCACGCACAGGCGGTAATGTCGGAATTAGCTGGTACGTCGAAGACGCTATGGGCGAAACAAACGGGCACAGGACTGGCAATCCTAAAGACGGCGACCTGCTATTCGTGCTCGCCGCCCAGCAGAACAGGGAGAAAGGACAATGAGCGACGACATCGACTACGACGCGCTGCTTGCAACGTGGGACGGCATGAGTCCGCATGATGACGGCATCGAGTTGTGCCGCGTCGGTAACGACATGTACGACGCAATCCGCGCCCTCCGCTACGCACTACATGACGCAGAGGCCGGTGAACTCAAAAATGCGCTGGCAGTAGGTCAAGTGTGCATTGAGTTGAATGAAGAAAGGCGCGCCAATGAAGCCCTCCGCGCCGCAGCGGTGGAGAGTGAGCGGGATGCGGCAAGGTATCGGTTCCAGCACGACAACTGCCTCACATTCTCTCCGTCACGCCGACTCTGGGAGTTGCGAGACGCCGCGTTTCTTGTTGTCGCCACCGGAACCGCATACACATACGAACAGGCAGTCGACGCGGCGATGGCCGCACAGGAGAAGGCCCAGCAGCAGAAGGAGGGTGAGTGATGTGTAACTGTATCGAGGAAGCAAACAAGGCTCTTGAGCCGCACAAGACGCGGCTTTCGGGCGGGATAACCATGCAGGGCAGGTTTGTTCTTTGCGTTGCAACTGAGCGCACTGACATGAATAAGCGAAAGCACCCTATGAATGTGTTCTGCACGTTCTGCCCATTTTGCGGTGAACGGTTTGCCGCCCAGCAGCCTGCCGGGGGTGCGGAATGAGCTACTGGCACAACGTCAACGAGGCGATCTGCGGAGAGCCGAACCGCGCCATGCGCATCAAGCTGTTCCGGTACCGAGCGCGCGCCGTTCACGGCAGCAAGCCGCGGCGCCGACGGTTTATCACCTGAATTAAGCCGCGCCGCCGCGACGCCAGGCGCAGCGAGATACCGAAACGGCGTCGGCTTGAATGAATTGTTAGGCGTCACCCGACGCCAATAGGAGAACAAAATGGCAAGCAATTTCCCGCCCGATGGTCACATCCGCCTGAACGTGAACGTGCCGGTGGCGCTTCACCAAAAGCTCAAAGTGGCCGCAGTGATGACACGCACCACTATGGGCGACCTGATTCAACAACTGATCCGCGACGAACTGGACAAGATTTTGCGCGGAGGCGTGAAGTGACGCCTAACAAGCAGTTTGCCGGGGGTGCGGAATGACAGTAGAGCACGTAACCCTAGACTCCCGCGTCAGCCTGCGGGAGGCGGATCGGCAGAAGCTTGCGGATGACGTGGCCAGGTTTCTTGCTGCTGGCCGAAATGTCACGGTAGTCGCCACCGACGACTACGACCACGACGCCAAGCACCTAACGGTAAGCGACCACGCCAAGAATGGATGGGAGAACCGGAGGAAGGGTGGAGATTGAGGTCAGACACCGGAACTTCTACCAGCGCCGGCAGTTTGATAAGGCTATCCGTCCGCAGGTGCGCGCGGAACGAAAGGCGCGCGAACTGGAGCTGGCGGGCCTGTATCCACGCAGGGATTGGACGACGCGCGAAGAGGCGTACCTGTCTGCCAACTACGAATCCCGCGGTGTCCGTCACTGTGCGATGGCTCTTGGCAGGTCTGAAGACTCGGTAAAATGGCACTGGATGGCGATGCGCCGGAGGGCTTCCAAATGATCCAGTGGAAGCCGAAAAAACGCCAGTGCAAGTCGGAAGGGTGCAGGCGCAGGTTCCTCGCCGAGAAGGAGCACGTCTGGTGGTGCTCGCCGGAGTGCGGCGCAAAGCTGGCGCTGGCGAAGCTGGCGAAGGCCAGGGCGAAGAAGGCCGGCCAGGATCGGAAGGAACACCGCGCCGCGAAGGAGAAACTGAAGACCCGCGCGAAGTGGCTTGCTGAGGCGCAGGCCGCGTTCAATGCCTACGTCCGCGCCCGCGATGAGGGAAAGCCGTGCATCAGTTGCGGGACAACGAACACCGCCCAATGGGATGCCGGGCACTACAGGTCTGTGGGTGCCGCGCCGCACCTCCGCTTCAACGAGGACAACGTGCACCGCCAATGCTCAAGGCCGTGCAACAAGGACAAGAGCGGGAACCTGATCGAGTACAGGAAGGGTCTAGTACTGCGTATCGGCCTACGTCGCGTCGAGGCGCTGGAGAACGACAACGTGGCTGTTCGGCTTTCCGTTGAAGAAATCAAGGCGATCAAGGAAAAGTACGCGGGCATGAAAAAAACCATTGAAGAAGAGCGGGAGTCGGCCAATGGCTAAGGAGCAGAAGTACAAGATTTCCGACCCGCTGCAAGCCCGCAGGGTTGGCGCCCTCGTTGCCGGCCTTTCTCCAGACTCAGGACCGTGGGAAGTCGTCATCAAGAAATGGCGGAAGCAACGGACGCTCTCCCAAAATGCACTTTACTGGAAATGGCTTGAAATCATCGGCGGCGAGGTCGGCGAGGATAAGGACGAACTGCACGACATCTTCCGCGAAAAGTTCCTTCCGTGGGAGATTGTCGAGGTATGCGGGGTCAAGAAAAAGCGCTTAACCAGGACCAGTGATCCGGACTTCGTAACCAACCACATGTCCGCCTACATGACCCACATAGAGCGGTTTGCCAATACGGAACTCGGGATTCTGCTGCCGCACCCTGAAGACGAGCATTACCAGACGATTGCCCGCTGACTACAGTTCGTCGGCATGTACACTGTTCATATTGCTAACGGGCGCAGATTGTATATAATGGACACATGCCAGCCGGGAAGGCTGGAGCCACAGAGGAACCAACAATGAGAACCCTTGTACTCCCCCTCTCCACCGATTCCGATGGCGTCATCATTGACGGCAACGGTCACGAGATTGCCGACCTTTGGGCAATCGACAAGGCTGGGAAGATGCGTGTAACGGAAGAAAGCGAGGCGGCCATGCGCAAGCGCGCCGCGGAGATCGTCCTGCGGTGCAACCTGCACGACGAGCTGGTCGCGCTGGTGAAGGACGCCGCCGGCGGCCTGACCGTCGGACTGCGCGAGGTAACGCTCGCCAGACTGGCGCAGATTCAATCCACGCTGCCGGAGGGCCGCTGACATGCACACTCCCGGCCAGCAAACCTACGACAGCATGGTCCCGCCGAACGACCCGCCAGACGAGGGTGACGACCTCGACGCAGCGGACCCGGTGGAGTGCTACGACGACCCGTTCGACGACCTGCCCGACGAGGCAGCCGATTTTCTCTACGACCCGCCCAGCCTGAACCGGTGATGACGATGACCAGAAGCCAGAAAAAACACCTTGCACTGACGCTGTGGCTGTTCCTGCTCTTGACGCTCCTGGCGCTCACTGACAAAGGCGTAGACCACCAGCCCATCAACTCCGACGCCAGCACCGGCGCCGCGTACTACGGAGGCGTGAGCCAATGAAATACCTGACCATCGCGCTGCTGGCCCTGGCCTGCAACGCCAACGCCGAGCCCATCGCAGTCGTGCCCATCCGGGGCGGCGAGGTGACGCTCACCGATGCCGACGGCTACAGGTCGTTCAGTCCGGCGGAAGCATTCGAGTCTGGCTACACGGAAATCAAGTAACCCGAACCCCGGCCCTAACCGGCCGGGATAGTTCGGCGCATTGGGGTGGTGCGGCGTGGAAAGGACTGGGGGAACTCGGTCGCGCAGACACGCAAAGGGTTGAGCGTAGTGGGAACATCGGAATAGCACCACTTTTGGTTCTGGCATTACCGGAGACCGTAATTGCAAAAGTCCGGGCACAGAACACAAATGACCGCCATTGGCACGGCGGAAGTTACCTGGATGCCATAGCCGGGTTAGCGTCCGGCCACCACCACTAATGCGCCGATAGAGAGAGGATTGAGGGATGTCATGGCTAATCAGCGCGGCGCTTATGCAGGAATGCGCGAACTCGCTCTATTCGCAGGGGCTGGCGGTGGAATCCTCGGCGGACACTTGCTCGGATGGAGAACCGTTGCCGCTGTTGAATGTGATGCCTACCCAGCATCCGTTCTTGCGCAACGGCAAAACGATGGACACCTCCCGCCCTCCAGCAGCCTGCCGGGGGTGCGGAATGAGCCCCGACGAGATGAACCAGCGCGCGCTGGACCTGCACAACAGCCGCGTCCGCGCCGAGGCCCTGCGCACGGCAGCGCGCGAACTCTACGACCTGGGCGATGCCGACATGGTGGCCGCCGCGAAGTGGCTCGACCAGCGGGCCGAGGAGATCGAGCAGGCATGAACATTGATTTGGCGATTAATCGCGGCGGGGATGGTTGCTAACCGGGCGCCTGCGCGCTAATATTGGCACTCCACCACACTTACGGAGCCGGAAATGACCGATAAGAACATTTACCAGCGCATCGCAGACGTAATGCGCAAGGTCGAGTACATCAAGAAAGACAAGAAAGTTGAAACCTATATGGCCGTCACCTACGACAACGTAGTTGCGGCATGCCGCGCCGAACTGATCGCGGCAGGGGTTATGGTCTACACGGAGCAGGTAAAGGCAGAAATGCTCATCACCCGCGATGTCAAGGCGGATGTGAAAATGCACCTGTATTCCGGCACCTACCACGTCCACTTCGTCAACGTGGACAAGCCGGATGACCGCGTTACCGTTGCCATCAACGCCCATGCCAATGACAACGGCGACAAGGCCCCGGGCAAGTGCGTTACCTACGCCACGAAAACGGCAATCCTCAAGGTTCTGCTGCTGGAGACTGGCGAGAACGACGAAAGCCGCGCGGCGCCTGACTGCGTGGATCTGGACGGAATCCTTGAGGAAATCCCGAAAATAGTAAACCTGGAGTCGCTGCGAATCCGCCGCGAGCAGTGGATGAAGGAATGCCAGAAGCACGCGGACAAGGAATCGTGGGAGAGCATCAAGACAGCCTGCGCCAAGCGTAAGGACGAGCTTTCCCAATGAAGTACCGTATCTGTACAGCAGAGCAGGGTACGCCTGAGTGGCTACAGGACCGGTTAGGCTGCGTTACTGGCAGCAAGGCCGATATCCTGTACGCCACTGGAAAGGGCGGCGCTGAATCGACTCAGCGCGTTAACTACCGTTACGAGCTGGCCGAAGAGCGGGTGACAGGCATAGCCACCCCGCAAGGATTCATGTCTGAGGCCATGCGCTGGGGGACCGAACAAGAGCCGTTCGCCCGCATGACATACGAGGGCATGACCGGCCTTGACGTGCGCCAGTGCGGGTTTATCCGCCTCGATGGCATGTTTGCAGGCTGTTCTATTGACGGCGCGGTGATGGCAGGAGTCGAAATTGAGGGAATCCAGGAATTCAAGTGCCCAATGCTCAAGACGCATATTGGCTACCTGAAGGCCGGGATTCTCCCCACTGAGTACAGGCCGCAGGTGATCCACAACCTATGGTGTACTGGCGCACAGTGGCTTGACTTCGCTTCCTATCGCCCCGGTTTCCGCATGTTCCTGATCCGGGTATACGCGAAGGACTTGCCGATAGAAGAGCACGCAGCCAAGGTGGAAAAGTTCCTTGCAGAGGTCGCCGAGTGTGAGGCAGAGATCAGGACGTTTGCCGATGAGAGGGACTAACCAGCACACGGCAGGATGGACGGACGAGCAGAACGCCATCCTTCTGCGCGACTACGAAGAGCACGGGTCTCTTGTCGTATCGCTACAGACTGGCCGCACAAGGTCTGCTGTCGTGGAACGGGCGCGCCTTTACGGGCTGAAGTTCCGCAGGAATGGGTACAACAGCAGGGACTGTTACAGGGTCAAATCGTAGGCCAAGGAAGGCCGGCGGCGTCACCTTCCGCGTGGGATGTGGTGAGTGGCTGGGCTAACCAGCAATTACAAGGAACCAGGGTCAATGAAACGAACCAAGCAACTGGCAGCAGCCTACGACAAACGCCCGCAGGTCATCCGCAACGCTGAGACGGCAGAACGGGTGGTAATCAGGGACAGGGCTGCGGAATTCGCGCGAGAGGTGATGGAGACTCTGGCGATGTCAGATAAACGGTATTGGCAGTAGGCAATTGTTGTTGCTAACCGCGCAGGAATTAGATAACGTGCAATACAGATTGACGGTGCGCCTTCTTCTGGAGGACGCATCCGAATGTGGTGCCGCCCGGGGTTGCCGGGAGCTGACCAGAAAGCCGTGATGTTGGCGGTGACTACACGCGATAGCGTCCCTCGGCGGGGTAACGAGGGCAGCCGGGATAAGCACCGGCCACCACATTCGAATGCGAGCACACACAAGGAGAACGAAATGAAATTGAAAGTGAAGCGACTTCACCCTGACGCGATTCTGCCGAAGTACCAGACCGCTGGCGCCGCGTGCTTCGACCTGCACGCTGTGTGCGATGAAGGATCAAAGTTTGTTCCTCCTGGTTCTCCTGAAAAATTCCGCACCGGCCTGTCGTTCGAGGTCCCGGCAGGCCACGTCATGCTGATCTTCAGCCGCAGCGGGCATGGATTCGGACTTGACACGCGCCTCGCAAATTGCGTCGGGGTCATTGATAGCGACTATCGCGGAGAGGTGCACGTCAAACTCACGCGAGACAGTAGCGAAAATGTCACTTGGCTAGGCGTCAGCACTGGCGACCGCATCGCGCAGGCCATGATCCTGCCGATCCCGCTGGTAGAGATTGTCGAGGCCGACGGCCTGAGCGAGACCGCCCGCGGCGCCAACGGCTTCGGGAGCACCGGCCAATGAATCCCGCGATCCTGACCGCCATCGACAACGTGCTCGAGTGGGCAATGGGGCACAGCGACACCCCATCCGTCCGCGAGCTGCTCGCCCAGCGCGACGCCGCCGTCACCATCCAGGAGGCACTGCTCGACAAGGTGGCCAAGCTGTCCCCTCGCCAGCGAGAGGTCGCCACCATGCTGGCCACGGCGAAGGCGCTGGAAGCCAAGCGTGAGGCTCGCTGGGCGGTGAAGTACGGAAAGGCAGCATGATAGGGATGCATTCGGGAGCGCCGAAAGCGCCAGCGCAAGCGGCCCGCGTCCGGGGTTATGTTCCGGGCCGGCGCCCCACAAATGCAGCACAACAACAGCCGGAGCAAGTATGAGTTACGAAGATTTCATCCGAACAAAGAAACGGTCTGAAGTTGCTACCGGACACAATCCGGGCGACCTGAACGAGCATCTTTTTGACTTTCAACACGCCATAGTTGCGTGGGCTGTCCGCCGTGGCCGCGCTGCCATTTTTGCCGATACCGGCCTCGGCAAGACGCTGATGCAACTGGCGTGGGCTGACGAGGTTGCCAGCCATACCAGGGGGGTAGTCCTTGTTCTGGCTCCGCTTGCCGTATCGGAACAGACCATCGAACAGGGCCGAGCGTTTGGCATCGAGGTTCACCGTGTACCGAACGGCAGTGCGCCAAGTCATGCTGGCGTCTGGATCACGAACTATGAGCGCATGGATGCCGCCTTCGAGTGCGACCTGTCTGGAATTGTTCTGGATGAATCCAGCATTCTCAAGGCTCACGACGGGAAAACCCGCAGCAAGATTATTGCGCTTTCGCAGGGCGTCCCGTATCGGCTGTCATGCACCGCCACGCCGTCCCCGAATGACTTTGAGGAACTTGGCAATCAGTGCGAGTTCCTTGGTGTTATGTCCCGCACCGAAATGCTGGCAACGTACTTTGTCAACGATACCGGCGACACCGGAACATGGCGTCTCAAGGGATGGGGCGCGTCCAGGTTCTGGGAGTGGATGGCGTCATGGTCTGTCGTTCTGCGCAATCCTTCCGATCTTGGGTTCGATGGTAGCAAGTACAACCTGCCCGATCCGGTCTATCACGAGCATGTCGTAGAAACCGAGCAGACCGGAGACTTGTTTGCCAAGCCAGCGCAAACCATGACCGAGCGGCGCAAGGCGCAGCGTGACAGCATCGAATCCAGATGCCGAGCGTTGGCAGATGTTGTAAACGCAGAACCCAACGAGCCGTGGCTGATCTGGACGCACCTGAATGATGAGGCCGATCTAATCGAGTCGATTCTAGCCGATTGCATTAACGTACAGGGTTCGGACTCGCCGGAAACAAAGACCAAGCACATGATGGCATTCACGCACGGTGACCTGCGCATTCTGGCCAGCAAGCCGAAGATTTGCGGCTACGGTATGAACTGGCAGCATTGTGCGCGCATGGCGTTTGTGGGACTGGATGACTCGTTCGAGAAGTTCTATCAGGCCGTCCGTCGCTGCCATCGGTTCGGCCAGACTCGCCCCGTTCACGTCCACATCTTCACCGCCGAGAACGAAGGGCAGATTCTGAGCAACATCAAGCGCAAGGAAAAGCAACACCACGAAATGAGCGCGCAGATGGTGGAACACATGCGAGACATTATGAATCAAGAACTCAAGGGGACGCATAACGTGAAAGAAGAATACCGGGAAGATGTTTACCACGGCGACGGGTTTACCGTTCACCTTTCCGATTGTGTGAAGTTGGCGCAGTCCATGGAAGATAACAGCATCGACTATTCGGTATTCTCGCCGCCGTTCGCTGACCTGTTTGTTTACTCGAACATGGATCACGATATGGGCAACTGCAAGGACGATGCGGAGTTCGTCGCGCAGTTGCGATTCCTGATCAGCGAGTTGTTCCGCGTATTGAAGCCGGGGCATAACGTGTCATTCCATTGCATGAACCTTCCGACGACAAAGATGCGGCAGGGTTATATCGGTCTGCGCGACTTCCGTGGCGACCTGATACGCGCATTCCAGGATGCCGGCTTCATTTACCATGCCGAGGTCGCAATCTGGAAAGACCCGGTAGTTGCAATGCAGCGCACGAAGGCTCTCGGGCTGCTTCACAAGACCATCCGCGAGAACGCTACCATGTCACGCATGGGCCTGCCTGACTATGTGGTGACAATGCGCAAGCCGGGCGAGATTGTCGACCGCGTGACGCACGGCGATGATCTTCCAGTGGCGATGTGGCAGAAATACGCCAGCCCTATCTGGGATGACATAAATCAGGGGCGCACGCTGAACAAACTGCCGGCGCGCGATGAGAATGACGAGAAGCATATGTGTCCGCTGCAGCTCGACGTTATCGAGCGGTGCATTCACTTGTGGACGAATAAGGGCGATCTAGTATTCAGCCCATTCACTGGAATCGGCAGCGAGGGTTATTGCGCCGTGCGTATGGGTCGCCGGTTTATCGGATCTGAACTCAAGCCGCAATATTGGGAACTGGCCTGCCAGAACATTGCCGACGCGTCGAAAGATCAGCAGGGGCTGTTTGGGATGGCGTTATGACTACCATCACCAAGACATTCAGCGATCCCGGAACCTTCAACGCCATGCGCGCCGCCGAGGAATGGCTCAAGGACAACGGCTACAGCGTAGGCGCTGGGGACGCCGTGTCGAAGAAGCGGGGAATCCTGCGCGGGGATTACCTGATAGCCAAGTTCCGCAACCTGACGCAGAGAGAGCGCACGGCCCTGGACGGGATGATGACCGGGGATATGCGGGAGGGGCCGGTGGTTGTGACGATCAAGGTTGCGCCAGAGGCCCGCTGACATGGTCCGCAACACTGACCACTGCGTCATGGACGCCAACACTCAAGAGTTCGTCTGCAAGCGGTGCGGGGGTCGTCGGAAGCCGCCACTGCCAATGCCGATCAGTGAGTTCATTGTGGCATCAAAGAGCTTTTCCAAGGACCACAGTGTGTGCACGGCAAGTGCTGGGGCTAGGTCTGGAACATGACTGCTGCAAACGATCCATGCCCGTGCTGCCCTGACTGCGGCTGCGCTTTGATGCTCTCCGTACTGACGAATGGCATGCACACGGCCCAATGCGCTGACGAGCACGACTGTAGGGCTGGGAACTGGATCACCTGCGGGAAAACCTCCGACGAAGCCGCTGACAAGTTCGTCCAGAAGTGTGAGCGGTTCGGTTACACCGAGGCTCTGGATGCCAAGATAGCCGCCCTTGCGGAGGAGTTCGGATCATGACCCACAACGTCGTCAGCATCAGCGGTGGGGGATTGAATCGGCAGGGGTGACGCGATACTCTAGCCACTGGCGTCTTGGCCATTTTGGCCGGTATAGCAACCCCATGCCGCAGAGCATGAAAAGGACACCGCAGGCCCACAGGCAGCCGACCACGGCTCTACGGAAGAATGATGCGGGCGACACAGGCCACAGCCGCCGCAGCGATCAGCAGCACTATGCCGGCCGCGAGTAGGTGCTTCATTTCTCTCTCAGAGGCTTGGTCGTGAGTTCACGCAGAACCAGGTTTACCACCGCCAACGCAACAACGCCCTGTGGTGTAATACCAAGCACCCCGGCATTTGCAGCGGCAACTGCACCGATGCCGGCAATGATGTTGACGACATAGGTTTTCGATTTCAGCCGCTTGATGATGTATTTCACGATACCAGCCCCCTGACAGTTGCCCTGCCTTTGCGATAGGTCAGCGTTTCCATTTTAGGCCCACGTCCGCACTTTGGTATGCTGATATGGACCCATGCACCATATTCCAGAATCAACTGGTTAAACTCAATACCGGCGGCGTAGATGGCTTGTGCCACTTGGTATGGGCTACCGTAGGCAGGGCAGATTATGTCTGCCGCTCGACCGTCGCAGTGCTCGCTTGTGTCAACACCGCCGATAGCCTCATTCACCTCTGGCGAACGATAGCCGCTACTGATCGTGACCGGCTTTCCAAGCACAGAGCGAACCTGCTCAAGCCGCTCCGCAAGCCTGCGAAGGTTGTCCGTCGCTTCCTCGCTTGGCGTATTGTCCAGACCCTTGCGGGTGGCAGCCTGACTGAGTGTCAGTTCGGCAAGCGAGAAATGCGGGGACAGCATCATCACTGCGGCCTCGTCAGCAGCTGGTCAATCTTCGCCTCTAGGCGCTGCACGTCGGCCCGCAGCAGATCGACGCGCTCCTTGCCCCTCGCCTCGACAGCGCGCAACTCTTCGGCCTGCGCGTTCTGCTGGGCCTGCATGGTTGCGTACACGGAGCCGGCGACGAAGATGCCGCCAATGATGGTGATGGCGTTCCCGAGGCTGATCCCGTTCCACCATTCCGGGCGGTTCGGGTGTCCGTCCGGGTGTCGATTCGCCGCCATCACGCACCCCACTCTGCGAATATGCTTACCTGCATCGGTTCGTAGCCATGCTCGGACCAGAAGGACTCGGCGCGTCCGAAGAACTGCGCGCGCGGCCCGGCCTCAATCTGGATGACCGCGTCATCGGGCTGCACCTTGTCGCCAGACTCGGCCCATGCCGGAAGGTTAGAGGGGCGCTGGTAGTCGGTCATGTTGTTTCACCTTCGCTTGTCAGGGCTCGTATCCGAGCGAGGAAAGAAAAGTCGGGTAAACGGTTGCAAGGTCGTCGACCGCGCAGGTCTCGCAAAACAGCACGCTTCGAATGGCGTCAATCTGCTCGTGCGTCATCCCGGCATCGGTGAGCACCGACGGGTATCCGCCGGAAGAGAACTCTTCGGACTGAGAGACTGCGCGATCAGACGCCTGCACGCAGATCACGCGCGCGGTTGTTGGTTGTCCGTCGATGCGCGCAAGCGCCCTGGCGTCGTCGAAGATGTGCGCGTCACGCGGCTCGCGACTGAGCGCAACGGCGGCAGCGTTCCCAACAGCGACGTCGAGCGCGACGACAATCAGCGCATTGCCCCAAGCCATCACCACCCCCCCGCGAACTGCGTCATAACGTGGTCCCTAATCGCAGCGCGCCCGCCCGCGTCTGGCAGGCTCGGCGTGTAGAGGAAGAACGCCAGTTCGAACGGATAGCCGACGTTGCTGAAGTCCTTGGCGCCGATGTGGAACACCTGCGACGACATCGTTTTCGACGGGTTGGCGCCGGTGCTCGCAGCGGGCGTGCCGCCGATGGTTGATGAGCCCTCGACGTTGTTCGTGCCAGCGTCACGGAACGACTCGACCCACCCAGCGTTGCCGCTGTCCATGACCGGAGAACCGTTGGCGGCGCCGAGAGTGCCGCCGCCCCAAAATCCGCTCTCGGTCACGGCAAAACGACCGGCTCCGGGGGAGTCATAGGAGGCGAACTGCCAGTTGCCTTCGCCGCTGCCTCCACCGTTGTCGCTGGTGAGGATCTGTGCCGCACCGATCGGGTTTGACCCGAACCCTGAGCTGGTGAACTTGTAGACCGCGAGCATGTAGTAGCTGCTCGGAATGGCGATGGTTATGGGAAAGCCACCCTTCAGCCCGGCGGCAAAGCCGCCGAGTTCGAAGCGCGTCACACCGCCGGCGTTGAGCAAGCGCCACTTCAGCGCCGAGTTGTACGCAGCGACTAGCGCGCCGCCAGCCAGGTTCTTCCATGCCCCGACAGGGTCAAGGTTGCTCGACGCAGCAGACTCGCCTGACAGGTCCGTAAAGACCTCGAGCAGATTGCTCGACGTGTCAAGCAGGTACCCGCCGGTGGCCACGTACTGCGCAAGAGGGTGCTCTGTCGGCGCGGGAGACCCGCCGCCACCGCCTGCAACGGTCGGCGAATTACACCGCCGGCTCAAAGGCCTCTTGATGCTGGACGCGATGCTTTGTTTCATGGTCAATACTCAAAGACTACGACACCGCCAGCACCTGCATTCCCGCCGCCACCGGCAGAGCCTGCACCGCCTACAGTGTAAGTGACAGTCGTCTGACCGGCAACGACAGCGATACGGACGACAGATGTCCCGCCTGCTCCGCCACCACCGCCGCCAGAACTGCCATTCCCGCCGCACCCCTTGCCACCGGCAAAGTAACTGTTACCACCGGGGGAGACAGGCTGCGGGCCAACACCAGAACAACCGGCCTGCCCGTTGTTGTTTTCTTGGCCGTTTGTTGCGGTACCGCCAATGCCGCCAGCCCCGCCTGCCCCAGCGAGTGCGCCGCCGCTACCACCACCGCCGGTGTAGGTCACGGAGTTGTAGGTAGCGGTCGAATTCCCGCCAGCAGTAGAGACCCCTCCGCCGTTATCTGCGCCACCGCCACCGCCGCCAGTGACGTACATTCGGAACGCCGTCACGCCCGTCGGAATGGTCCACGTAGCGCCAGTGCCTGACGTTTTGTATTCCCTCACCGGAGGCTGTACAAGTGGCGCGTTCGTGCCACGCTGGGCAATGCTGACGGGGTTCTGGTCAACGGCCTGCATTGTCCCCGTGGTCAGGATCTTGTCGGCGCCGGTGTCGTCGACTGTCAGGGTGTCATAGGTTGGGGCGGTCACTTAGAAAATCCTCTTGCCTTCCGACCCATCGGACATAAGCCCGTTAGCATCGGCGATGAAAACGTAAGTAGCCCGCTGGGCGGCAGTCGCTGTTGTCCATGTTACCCCTGCCAGTGAGTCAGGGGCAATCAGGCCATAGCGGTTAGATACGAAGTCTTCCCGCGCCGTGTACCTGACAAGATTCTTGCCATAGTCGGCCTTTGTGACCCTCATACGCAGGGTACGCTGGTTGCCGTACTGGTCACGCAATCCAGTAGTCGTCAGGTCGATAAACTGGCCTGTACGCAGCGCGTCATCCTTTCGCATAACATCAAAGGTCACCACGAAAGGGATGGATGCGCGGGCCGTAACCAGACGGTCGCCAAGCCTGCCGACCAGCGAACTGGTGGACTCAGGATGCCAGTTCGCGAATACCTCACGAATCCTCTCCCCGCCTACCTCGCGCTCGCTGATCGACGACAGGTCCAGCGAAACCACGGACATGGCGTAATTGCTCACATCATCCTTCGGCTTAGTAGGGTCTACCTGACCAAACCGCATGGTGACGTAGTTAAGAAGCCGCGCGCTGTCGTCGCTAATGGTGATCGAGTTCTCAACCACATTGCTCCCGTCGGTGATGGTCGTTACCGATTCGCCAAGCGCGGCGGGGCGGTAAATCTCATACCCGAACACCTCGTTAACGTCATCCCACCACAGACCCCATCCGCTAGATTGGGTCAGGACTTCGGTAAGGAGTGAACGCACGCCTTCTGGCTGAGTGATAAGCCTGGTGATGGTCAGCGAACCTAGCCACGTCGAATACAGGGTTTGCCACGTCGTGGCATACGGCACCCACGCAGGATCAGCGCCCGCGCCAAGGATCAGCAGTTTCCCCAAAATAGTCGGGGCAGGAAGGTCGTCGAAATAGGCGCACTTCTGGACCTCGTCGCCAGCCTCGTGCGATACCTGCGCCGTGTCGTATGGGTACGGGGCGGATCGGGTTACCCCCGTCAGCCTGATACCTCCGGTGACAATCGTGGTTCCGGTGTACTGGAAAACCTCTTCCTTCATCGCCACGCAGCCGATCGTTTCGTAATCCTCTAGGTCATACTCGTCGGTGTCGCTCGTGGTGATGTCGATGGTTGTAGGCGTTTCGCTATCAGTCATCGCATTCGTGAGCGTCCCGGTGGACTTCCGCGGCCAGACAGCCCGCTTGTCGTCCGCCAGTTGCAGAGGATCTGCGAACTTGAGTTCAACGCCGTACTTCCCGCCAAAGCCGGTTATTTCCTCTACGACCATCGTCCGCTTTTGCAGGTTGGCGAGGTCAAACGGGAACGACAGATAGCCCGTGTACCACTCCAGAATCCGCCCCTGCCAGTTTGGCCAGCGCGCACGAAGTCGAGGCCACAGCGTGCCGCGGTCCAGCGTCGAATACCCACGGGTTCCGACGTATGGGTCTATGCCAACGTCATCATGCGGGGCGTCAATGAACTTGACCGACCCGCTACCGATTTTCCCGATGCCGTCTTCTGGCGTCAGGTCTGCGGGGTCAAACGATACGCCGTCCTTTGCAATGAACGGAATCAGACCCATTCCGGCAGGCATCTTGCTTACCGGGGTGCAGAACTGAAACCACTTGTCAGTGTCTGCGTAGTTGTTGGGGTCTTTGCAGGTCTCCCACGAGTTGCAGCAGGCGACCCCGGTCGCAGTACAAGGCGCCACCCCAAACGTCAGGGAGCACCCATTCTGCTTTACGCGGATGATGTCGATTCGCTCGCCACCGGCCGATACCTTGTCCGTCTCATAGGTCACGGCGCCGGCCCCTTCAGCGTAACCGATGCAACCATGCGGATGTGCGTCGCATAACTCACAGTTGGCTTACCTTCGGCCATGCCATAAAACACTTCGTCAGGGTATGACTCTGGACGCCATGCGAAGAATACCCCCTCAGTGCGGAACAACGGGCGGATTGCCTGCCATTCAGAGCGTACCCATGCCGGGGTCAGGTTGTTAAACGTCAGCGACTCTGTTGCCTCTGACTTTTGCAGGAACGACCCAAGGATCTGCCCGCCGTGAGACATCACGTTAGAGAATTCGTCGTCAGGGTTCAGGTATGACGGCGCGTAACCTGGTTGCAGGTTTTGCGGCATCACAGTGGCAAGCCCGGCCTTCATTGTTGCCACATGGACGGAATTGCTTCCGCCAGAGATGTATGCCCTTACCTGACTGGCGGACTTGTTGTCGAAGATCCACAGAAGAGGGCCGGATTCCCCGACACCCATATACATGGTGGCGCCAATCTGTACCCATGCCGCACCGTTCCAGTATTCGCAGGCGAAGGTACAGCCGCCGCCCTCTGCAACGTACAGGCCGAAATAGTTAATCTGTGCCTCGGAAGAGCCAACAAACACCGCACGGACCCACGCTGGCAGCGCGGATGGCGACCAACTGCTATAGGTCTGAGGGCCGCGAACGGCCTCGGCCTCAAAGCCTGCATCCTCCGTGCTTGCCTCGATGGTCGCTCCGGTCACCTCATTGGCAACACACAGCCAAGACCTTGCGCCGTCAGCTCCGGTGTATCCAGTGGTATCGGTTGTCATGCTGTCAGCACCGTCACTTTACCCATCCGGCCGCCGCTGCGGGCAAGGCTGTCGCCCATCATTTCCATAGCCTGTGCGACTTCATCCCAAGACGGGCGCGAACTGCCGATGATACGAATATCCATGGTCTGCCCGCCAGCCATCCCGCCAGCATTGCCGACAGGAACAGACGCGGCATTAACCGCCTGCGTGTTGCTGATCCCTGCTGACGCACCTCCACCACCGCCAAACGATGTGCCGCGGATCGCAGCCACAGACGCAAGGCCAGACGCAATCGCGGCGGCCCGTGCGCCAAATGCCAAGGCAGGCCCTACGAAAGGAATGCTTGCCAACGATGCGTAAGACTTGGTGGCGCCCTCATAGGTTGAAACTAGCGTGTTTGCGATAGCCGCAGCCTTGCCAATCTCAAACATCTTGCGAGATTGCGTATTCATCAACGTGGAAAGGTTTCCGAGGAATTCGTGCGTTTCGGAAAACCTCTGTTGCCGCAACTGCTGTTCACGCTTGGCCACGATCTCGGCAGACTCTATCTGGATCTCTGTCCAGTTGGTCAGGTCTTCCATTTGCGCAGCGCGCCATTCAACACGCGCGGAGTCGTCGGCGGCTCGCATTGCCGCCCTGCTGTGCTCGATAATATCATTTTGATGCTTCAGAAACGTCTGCACGTCATCAAGGACAATTCCGGAATCCTTAGCCGACTCTGGATTGCCCGAAGCATCTGGAGCACTACCACCACCAACCGGAGCGCCCATGGTCTTGCGCACTTCGGCAGCACTCTTACGCGCAGCGGCCTCTACGTCGCGGAAGAATTTGTCGACGTTCTCACTTGGAAGCGGGCTGTTGTAGATGTCCTTCATTTCCTGATAGGACTCGGCTACGCGCTTCATGCTGGCGGATACAGTGCCAGTGATTACCTTCTGGCGCCGCTTCAGGTTCTCTTCGGTATCCGTCCCTAGTACGCGGTCAATCCCAAGCGCCACCTGCTCAATAGCCATGGCGGTCAGGTTGAACGCCAGCGCCATGCTGTTGGTGGTTACCTCAATGCCTTTGATGGCAAGGTGCATTGCACTGAAAAGGTCTGAAACGTACCCAACAGCCTTTGCCACTACCTTAAACGTATCCATGGCGACAGACCGGAATTCGCCGGTATTGGTCGTCATGCCAATAAGCCGCTCTGCTGCGACCTGAAGGACGGGGGCGAATTCGGCCGCCAGGTTATTGCGCAACGCTGAGACAGTCGCGCCGAGGTCGCTCATGCGGTCGTCGGCCGCGGCAATGTTCGCCACGTCAACCTCGGACAGCGCCAAGCCCCACTCCCGGGTCTGCTTTGCAGCAAGTTCCAGAGTTGCCCCGCTGTCTTGCAGCATCGGGAGCATGGCCTGTGCCGACTTTCCCATCACGTCCTGTACTGCGGCTGCACGCTCTGTCTGCGTAGCCATTCCAGATACGGCCATGGCGATGGCGTTAAACCGCTGGTCCATCGGCATTTGTGCCAACTTGTCAGCGGTCAAGCCAAGGGCGCCAAGCGCCTCGGCCGCAGACTTGCTGCCGCCCTGCGCATCGCCGATGGTCTTGTTAAGTTTTTTCATCGCAACGGACAATTCGTCCGAAGAAACTCCAGACAAGTCCGCCGCGCGGGTAAGGGAAGTCAGCTCCCTGTTAGTGATACCAAGCGACTCTGCAAGGTCGTTTTGCTGGGCGACAGCCTCGACGCCCTGCACAACCATTGCTCCCATCGCCGCAGCCACAGCAGCAGCGGCAGCACCAGCAGCGGCACCCCACTTACCCACCGTATCTATGGTGTGCGCCGTTTCCTTGCGGATCTTCTGGTTTGCCTTTTCGGCGGCACGCTCCGCCTGCGACATTCCCTCGCGGAAGCCGCCGGTATTGGCAATCAGGTCTAGGGTCAGGGTGCCAAGCGAACGATTACCCACGCGGACCACCCATCACAAGCGCAATCACGTCGGCATCGGACGCAATAGGCGGTTCTTCGTGCGGAGTGAAGTCGGAAACCACGGCCTTCCCTCCCGCTGTGTTATTGATCGTTGCCGCGACTAGCGCAAATCCACACTCAAGGCGCCGGCCCAAGTGTAGGCTGCCGCGCTTGCCCATGTACTCAAACCACCGCCGCGCCTCGCTATAACTCAGCGCCGCTTTGGCTTCCGCGATTGTCCGCCCACCGACGCCGTTAAGGACGAGTTCGTGCCAGACTTCTTCGTCGGCAGTGAGCGGCCCGTCTTTCCCATGTCGTTTACCTCGGTCACGGCCTCAGATAATGCCTTGAACAGCGAGGGGTGCAACCGATACGCCTGGTCGTAGGTCAATCGTTCCTTGCCGTCATCAAGGTAGACACAGGCAGCAATCAGCCATGCCGAGTTGCTGGACTGGTCTGGGGTACGGTCGAGAATCGCTTTCTCTACCTCGCCATACCCCATCCGCTTGATGCTTACTTCTGCTGTGCCGTTGTCCCAAACAACCTCGCGCTTGACGAGTTCGTCAGGGACAATCCCGCCGGCCGCCTGAAGATCGGCTAGTTTCATACTTTCGGAACCAGCGCGCGCGGGCCAGTGACACGAACGCCGATGGTCGAGCGGATCACGTCGTTCAGCGGCATGGACAGCGGGAAGGAACTGATATACCCGCTAAACAGGATGAACGTGCGCGAGGTCGGGGTGTCGAAGGCCGAGCCGGTCGAATCAACCGTCGGCGGCGACGTGCCATCACTGAGGCCAATCGCAAACGGCAGGGTAGTGCCTGATTGGAAAAGCTCTTCAATGCGGAGGTGCGACTCCTCGCCAACGTCGAAGTTGACGCCGAAGGTCAGCGTGCTGGGTGTCTTCATCCCCGGCTCGTAGGTGCGGTCGTCAGCCTCCAGACAGGTGGTTTCGATGTCGTCGCGGGTTACATCGAGGCCGTCAATGCTGGTGACGCATACGATGGCCAGCACCGTATCGCCCTGCGGGTCAATCAGATAGAGCTGCGTGCCTTGCGTTTTGGTAGCCATGTCGGCCTCCACAGTGCCGAAGACGGCGGGTTTTTAAAGGGTATACAAAGCCTTGCGTTGGGTCAATCGGTAAACCAATCAACCGTTAGAGTCAACCTGTAGAGGCCGGTATCTGCCTCTCGGTACTCCCCGCCATAGCCCGTGACATAGGCAGCGGAGGCAATGGCCGTCTGAAAGGCGGCAGATACAGCACGGGCGCTGGCAGCCGTTTGCCCGTAGATGTCTACCTGCGTCGTAAACAGGCCTATTACGGGGGCGCCAGACAGGTGGTTTTCAGGGGCGCCGCCAATAACCTGCCATACCATGTAGGGCTTTTCTGGCGGCGGCGGGTCTGCCTCGCCAAAAAGGTAACACCTGACGGGGTTAGTCCCTATTAGCGCGGTCAGTCCGGAATTGCCGGAACAGGTGGCAAAGAACGGTGGATATTGCGTCACGCCTTGCCCCCTGCCTTACGGACGGCCCTGTCGATCTCTTTGTTGATGGCCTCTGTGGCCGTGTTTGTTGCTGCCTCTACGTTATTCGCAAGGGCCGGCCGCATGAATGGGCGAGCACGCACAGAGGATGTGCCGAATTCTACGAAGCGCCAGTACCACGTCGCTCCGCCTTTCTGCTTCACCTTGAGCTTACCGGATTCGTCAGGCTTCCTGGCCCCGCCCAAAACGCCAACCCTGAAAACCACAGACTTGTCCCGCTTGTATTCCTTTGGGCTGAATCGGACGGCGATATTGTCGGCAATACGCTCGCCTGTCTCGGGGTCGTCTACCCCCTCAGCATTGGACTTGGCGGCATCGCGCACAAGATTAGCAGCCTTGCGCATGCCTGAGCGGAACCCCTTGGCCTCAAGGTCGGCAGGGATCATCCGCAGCTTTCGCCGCAGTTCGTCCATGCCTTTAAGCTCAAACGAAACGCTCACCGTTTCACCTCTGGAACCTGCCACGGGCGAGGCTTGCCATGGAAGTATACCACGCACACCTTGGGCGGGATGACCACCTTTCCGAATCGGTTAAGGCAATGCCCTTTGTAACTGGCCGCCTCGTCCCTGCCATAGAAGGCTGTCTTGTGGCCAAGGTGGTCGCGGATAAAGGCCTGATCCCCCCACTTGGCAGTCGTCACATACTCGGCCATGTACTTGTCAGGCGCCTTTAGGAACTGCCGGTAGATGTGGGAATAGTCTCCTGCCCACGACATGATCCCGCTACCAACCTCGCCACGCTTGCGGATGTTCTCCAGCATGGTGAATTTGTCGCGCCACAAAACATCGGGGTTGCCGATAAACGTGGTATCAAGGTCCGTGTATAGGACTGACCCGCCCCAATCGTGCGAAAACAGCTCCAGTTTTGACCACCAGCCAGGCCACCCGTGCTTCAGCGGGATTCTCTCGCACGGCACGTCAACATCCGACAGGCAGACCAGTTTGGCGTCGGAATGCTTGGCGAGGGACTTTTGCAGCCTCTCGACGCTGTGCGGCCCGTAGTCAGGCCCGCCAGAGCGGAGCACGCAAACGACTGTCTTATGCATGGATTACCTTCCTGCTCCCGCTTTCCCTATCGTCATAGATGGCAACCGACCCGCGAACGGCATTTTCGCGCATAAAGCCGGAATACTCGCCGGCCGGGAAGTGGAACCCCATCGCGTACATCGAGACCAACAGGTCATAGCGGAACTGTGGCGCGTGAGTCTTTGCCGGGTTCCACGTCATCACCTCGCACGTCACGCCGTTGTCGCTCAGGAATGAAACGACAGATCCAAGGTTCGTATATCCCGCGCCTCTGGCGGAGTACCCATGCCAGTGGCCTCCCGTCTCGATGTCTACCAGCAGCATTCTGCTAAATCCGTAGTGCCGCCACAGCAGCAACTCGGCAATCCCATTGCCGACACCTATTGAAACAAAATTCTTTGGAGCGATGCTGCCGGCCAGTTTGGTATATGCCAGCACATCCCCGCGGATTTCCTCGATGGCGGCGTCAATATAGGCGCGGCGGTCTGCGTGATTCTTAAAGGCAGACAGGATGCAATGCGTGTCTCCGGTCTCCGTCCAAGCCCTCAGAGCAGGCTTACCACCCATGGCGATAAACGGTCTAGTCCGCTGCAAGACCAGATTTACAAGGAACTGGTCTGTCGTTGGGATTCTCATTTGGTAAATACCAGGTTCCGTCCGTCTGCCTGCCGCCAGTCATACCCGTGCATGGCCATGTACGAAACCAGCGCCCGACGCGCGGCGTCTGTCAGCGCCTCGGCAATCACCATCGGGCCATGTTGCTTGAGGATGGCGGCGGCGCCGTGGAGAACTGCCAACTCAGCCCCCTCTACGTCGATCTTGATCGCGGATATGCGGCCTTTCGGGAACTTCACAACATCCAGTGGCACGCAGTCTACGTCAACCTCAAACGCGCCCTCTCGTTTCTTGAATCGGCCGGCACTGGTCATGTCGTGCTTTGTGTAGAACTTCCGCGTTTCCACCTTGTCACTGGCCGCCTGCCGGTATGCGGCAACGCACACCTTGTTGCGCGCGATGTTGTTGCGGAGCCTTGAGAAAACCACCGGGTTAGGCTCAAACGCGACCGACTGAGCACCGCACTTGCCGGAGACGATGGCATAAAGGCCAGTATATGAACCAACATCAATGGTCACGTCGCCGGGCTTTATCGCGGAGCGCCACGCTTCCATGGACTCAGGCTCAAACGTGCCGTCCTGCGCAACATGGACGCACACCCGACACCCGATTGGGTCCAGTTTAATCCCGTGGATTTTCATTAAGCCAAGCCTCTAGCGTAGTTGTTGGTATCCCGCGCATCCTGCCTACCGTCTGCATTCTGACCTTGCCAATAGCGGAACGGAACAGGATGGGTAGGTGTGACAGGTTATTGGGCCGACGGCGGTCGCTGCGGCGCATTTCCTGCGTGCCATCAACGCCAACCAGAAGGACATCCCTGTAACCGAGCTGGTAGGCAAGTCCAAGGGCGCCCCATGCGCTATTGCCGCTGCTGATCTTGCCCGGCGTCTCGCTCAGCCCGCAAACGCCAGACCAGCGCCACAGCCACCATTCAGGGCAGGCGCGCGGCCTCGGCTCCCTGCCTCGTGAGGCAACCCTCTCCAGCCTCGTGACTCCGGCGGGGACGGAATCTCCCGGGTCTACTGCGCAGAAATATCGCACCCCTGGCCTCTGGTTAAGCATGCATTCCATGCTTGCCTCATTTGGGTCGAGGCTAAACCAGTAGTCAGCCCTGTTAAGCCAGTGAATCGTCCGCTTGACTGCGAATATCGCCACGCCGTCAGGGGCAACAAAGCCCTTTGCGCTAGGGCCGTCGCCGACAATGATGCACCTCAAACCATCTGCCCCAGCAGGGAGACCGCCCCCGGGTTGTGCGGTAGGGTTGCGTCGGCCGCCTTCGGAAACAGCGAGATGACGACATTGCCGGACAGCGGTGCGCCGCCGTCCTGCACAAACAGGTATGCGGTGAACGCAGTTCCAGGAGTGAATGTCGTCGGCGATACGATCTCGTCGCCGTCGATGGTTCGGATTGTCACCGAGCCATCGCTGCCGTCGAGGTCGACTGCCATGCGCACCGGGCCGTCGGCGGTGGCGCGCACCGTGTTGTCAGGGACAAGCGTGCCCGCGTATTGCGGCGCGGTGCCGCCGGCATCCTTGATGCCGACTGTGCCGAACACGCCGCCCAGTTCGCCGCCGTCGGACATGATGATGCCCAGTCCGAGCAGCGGGAACCCTTGCACGCCTGCCTCGTAGCAGGACGGCACGATTGGCTCAAACTCGATGTGCAGCACCTTGTCGGAACTGACGACAATCGCCTGATCAGTGAGCCACCTGTCGGCGGATGGGAATGCCAGCGCGGTACCGCGAGGAGTCGTGCCGGTGTAGACGTGCTCGCCCTCGTTGTAATCCGGGGGCGTCATCGTAAGCAGCCCGAACCCGAACCCAGTCGCCAGCGTGCCGTCGTCGTCCAGCGGATACGAAGTCAGTCCACCCGTCACCGTTGAATTGTTCGTGATGGCTACGTCGGAGAATGACGCCACCTCTCCACCATAGCCAACAAGCGTGCCGGTTGTCGTCGTGTAACTCCCACTGACAACAGACCCCGACAGCACTTGGCTAATTACCTGCGTCACAGTAGATCCTGACGCCGAGCCGGAGGTAATGGACGCGCCAGACAGGGTGAAGCCAAGCGTTCCAGAACCACCCAGCGGCGCCGAAAATGTCCACGTCAGGGCACGGCCGGTTGCGCCAATCACCGCAGATACAACAGTGGGGACCGCCGGGATGGTCTCCCCAAGGCCGGTACAGGTCAGCCTGTATTCTCGGCGGGCGCTGGTATCAAGCTCGATTGACCCAATGTTATAGGCCTTCCCGTTCCAGACAAGGCGCCACGTCGGCAGCAAGCCAGAGAACCAGCGGAAGTTCACCCTGAGCGTGCCTTCGGCTTGGATTGTCCCGCTGTTTTTGTACTCCCGGCCAGGCCCCGTCAAAATCTCGCACGGGATGGCGCCACAGTTTTCTACGGTCTGCCAGAACGTCAGTATCTCGCCAGTGGTTGCGTCTTGAACCTTTACCGGCTCTTGCAGGCTGACCCGATGACGGTAGGTGCGCGCCACGTCAGACCCCCAGCCCTACCCGATGAAAACTCAGGAGCCGCTGTACTGTCGGGTTTTCGTTGACGGCGCCGGCAGAGAACTGGCCACGGTTCTCGTAGAACTCAAATACCAGAATCTTGATGGCGTGCAGAACAGCGGCCGGGACCGTTGTGGTCATTGCCTCGCTGGACGAAATGCAGTCATTGCCGCCGATCCATGGGCATTCCTGCGAGTCGGTGATTGCCGACCTGCCCATATAGGAAGCGGAGTAACTCTCTGCCGCGTCAATCAGGGCCTGTATCAGGTCGTCATCGTCGTCATGGACAACGGCAAGATGCTCTTTCGCTTCGGCCAGCGTTAGGTAACTCATAGCACATCCTCAAGTCTGGCACGCGGGAAGACGGTAAGCACGGTGTCTCTGGTACAGTTTACCACTTCCACATCCTCTAGCCGCTGCGATGTCTCCCACAGGTATTTTGGCCACTCCAGAACCTTGCCGGCGTTGCCGAGGCCCTTCGGGTGGTTCCCGTGGTGATGGGCACGGCCGGCGGTTTTCTTGCAGTCGTACCCCAGCAAGATAACCCGCGAACAGCCGCGAGACACAGCCAGCAGAATCGCACCCTCACCGCTAAACCTCACCCCGTGGTGCGGGAACTTGACGGCCCCCACTACCCGATCAGCGCAGGTAACACGCTCGCCAGCGAATCCCTCTACCCTCACCGCACGCTCGTATTCCTTCCACCATGACCAGTCCATCGCAAACAGCGTATCGGCAAACATCGCCGAACGGTACGTGGTGTTGGTTACGATGACTCTGCGTTGCGCCTCGGACGGCCCCTGCGGCGCTTGGCGCCAGGTTCGGACACGCTCGATGTCGTCAGCACAGAGGGAGGGGCCGCTGGCAAGGATGACTGCGGTTCCTCCTGACCAACGGCCATCGTCTTTTTTACCGGCGCTGTCTCGGTGACAATCCGCAGCAAGCCGGCCTTTTCCAGACGCTTCGCCTCGTGGTCGTCAATCTCGTCCTTCCCGCCTTTCATCGCACGGATGTACCCGTGAGTGAAGCTCTTCAGGTATACGACATTGGCCATGTTAGCCTTTCTCCACGCCGACCGCGTTGCTTTGGGCAGGGCGGTAGCACCGGAACGTGCCTACGCCGGTAATCACAGCGGAGCCTTCCGTGCCGCGAAGGGTCACGTTGTGCTGCCACTTGCCAGTCGACAACTGGAACTCAACAACCACATGCGCTTGCAGCGGGGCCGTGGCCTTGCCGGCGGCGCCTTTCAGTTGCAGCGTAGCGGACTCGCCAGCGGCCAGCGTGAACGTGCTGGATGCCGCCTCGGTCGTGCCTGCCGCGAGAATTTCGGTAGCCATTTCAACACCTCGCAATTAAAAAGAAGGGGGCACTAGGCCCCCCTCTTACTTTCGGCCCCGGATTACTCCGACTCAACACCGTTGAAGTTGCCGGTGACGAACGCTTCCGGCATCTTCACGGCGAGGGCGCCGCGGGTTTCCGCACGGATCGTCAGCAGGTTCTTCACGAAGTCGTCTTCGTTCTGGGTCGCGATGGCCACGTTCATCATCTCGCGGTCGTAGTAGGTCGCGCCGTTGCGGAACGCACCAACAAGGAACGTGTTGGAGGTCATGGCGGCGGTATCCACTACCGGCAGGCCCCACAGAACCGGACCCTCTACCATCGTCGGCTGCGCGAAGATGTAGCGGTTGGTGCTGTCCTTCGTCAGGACCATGTCGGTCCAGTCGATGGGGTTCAGGACGATGCCGTCCGGGGTGCGGTTGGCGAGGGCGACGTGCAGCATGGCCACGCGGATGCGGTCAACCGCCGACTCAGCCTGGATGTTGACACCCGGGTTGGAGTAGGCAGTGGCCTGCGTGAGAATGCCGTTCAGGTTCATGCCGACACCGGAGCCGGTGAGGATCTGGTTCTCCAGAACGTATTCCAGCATGTACAGCATCGCCGCGTTGACTTCGTCTTGCAGTTGCAGCACGTCATCGAGGATCTGTTTGGAAGCCTTGATGGTGTGCGCAATCGTCTTGACCTCGGCCGAGGCGTCGGAGTAGACGATAGTGGAGGCCGGCTTGGCGCTCGCCGGGTTCTCCGACACCGGAGCGGCGGCGTTGGTCAGGGTTTCCGTCACGTACTTGATGAGCTGCGCGGAGGTCCGGCGGTAGCCGATCAGGTCCACGATGCGGAAGCGGCGACGGGCGCCAGGGACCAGACCGTCGTACTGCGGCACCAGAAGGTCACCGGCGGAACTGGTCGAACTGGTCAGGGTCGCAGCACGCGGCTGGAGCATCGCATGCACGGCATGGATGCCGCCCTCGAACTCATGGCGGACATGGGTGGCGCCGGCCGCTTGGATCGCGCGGGAGCCACCGCTGGCTTGCAGGGCCTTGAAGCTGTCGGAGCCAACCAGACGGGCGCCGGGGAGAACGATCACGTTGGATTCGCGACGGCCGGGCAGTTTGTCCAGTTCGGCAATGAGCTGTTCGGCTCTTTGCAAGCGGGCAACCAGCGCACCCTGCTCTGCCAGCAGATTGTCGGCAGAAGCCTTGGCCTCGGCGCAGACGGTGCCAGTGGCCTTGATCTCAAGGTCGAATTTTTCGGCCTTGCTGGCAAGGTCGTCGCGGACGTTTTTCAGGGCATCATTGATGGCCTTGATGTCTTCGGGTTTCATGGTGTCACCTCACGGTTCAGGATTTTTCGGGCAGTGTTCAGCAGTTCATCCATCGCGGCGCGCATTTCCGGGGAGTGCGCATCGGCGGCTTCACGCTCGCCCGGGCTATGAGCCTCGCGCTCATTGTCCCTGATTTCCGCAACCAGCCGCTTTGCCTCGTTCCGCGAGAGGCCGCTCGCACGCAGGCGGCGTTCCACTTCGCGGACGGCTACAATACCGGCCTTAGCACTATCTTCCTGTTTTATCTGGTCCGCGTCAATAAGCGAGTCAGCGAAGCCGTCGGCCACCGCATCCTCGCCATTGATCCACGTTTCAGCGTCCATCAACTTGCCGATGGCGTTATCCTTCAGCCCTGTTCGGGATGCGTAGATGTCAGCCATGGCGCGGTCAAACGGTTCCAGCGTATCTGCGATTCCGCGGAGGTCATGGCGGTTTCCAGCGGCGACGACCCACGAATTGTGGATCATGAAAAACGCGGAGCGGGCAATTTCCACCTTATCCCCGGCCATGGCGATGATCGAGGAAATGGACGCGGCCACGCCAATGACCTTTACCCGGACCTCTCCCTTGTGCTCACGCAGAAGGTTGTAGATGGCCAGCCCCTCAAATACGTCACCGCCAGGGGAGTTGATGAGCACATCGACGGGCTTGTCTGCGCCAATCGAGCGAAGGGCGCCGGCAATGCGCTTGGCCGTCACGCAGTTGTCCGCCCACGGGTCGTAGCCGATTGGGTCGAAAATCGAAATGGTGCTCGGCGAATCGCTCGCAACGTCAGCGGCGCGGATCGACGGGTTCCACTTTGCCATCACCGAATCGCTAATCTCGCACGAGACGCCAGACGGGAGGGCCGCACGGGGGGCGGCAGGAATGTTGCGGATAGTCACGGTGTACCCCCGGGCGCTTTCGCGCCGCCAATGGAATCCAGTCGGGCAAGGTTGCTTTCTACGGTGAAAATCTGGCCGCCAGGAATCGGCGCCTTGTTCTCCAGCTCTCGCACTTCGTCACGGTTATAAACCCCGTTACGGAGCATGATCTGGTAGTGCTCTGCCCGTGCCTTGGAGTCTCCGCGCAACAGGCCCTCTACCTGAAACTCAGCGTAGTAGCGGGTCTCGTCGCCGGCCGGCAGCAGTTGGGTATTGCAGGCCTGCTCAATACGGGTAAGCCAAGAGCGAAGGGTGTAGGTCAGGAACCCAAGGTTGATCTGCTCGATACCCGATCCCCACGCAGTCACGTTGGCATGGCCGACCATGACCGGAGGGACGCGGAACCAGCGGCAGATCTCCTCTACGGAGAACTGGCGGGATTCCAAAAGCTGGGCGTCTGCTGGACTGATCCCGATAACGTGAGCCTTAACCCCAGACTCAAGCACAACGCCCTTGCCAGAATTCGCGGCCCCTGAAATAGCCGCCAGAGAACTGCGCGCCTCTTCCCGTTGATCTACCCTAAGTTTCTGCGGGTACTCAAGGGCGACCGTCTGCGATAGGCCATTCTTGAACTTTGCCCCCGCGGCCTCTTCGGCGGCGAGCGACGATCCAAAGACGTTTGCCCCGTACTGGATCGCCGACAGGCCGCACTCGCCGTCAAGGCTGAAACCTGGAATGCGGAAAACGTCGGCCGGCGAAATGTCGCGCCGAATGCCCGTGTGCGGATCAATGTACATGTACATGTTGCGGCGACAGTCGTGGGTCAGCCGGTCACGGATCAGGAATTTAAGGCTAGCGACCTGCCCGTTATAGCGGATGATCTCCGCAAATGCCCCGTCGCGCAGCAGCATAGAGGCAACCATGGCCTCCCAAAACTGCGCCGCCGTGCTCTTGGAGTTGGGCCGGCTATGCAGAACAGGGTAAAGCGGATGGTTGCTGGCAATGACCCTGCCTCGTTGGGTCCGCTGGTACAGGTTCAATGGCAGGGTCGAAATGGTCTCGGCAATCAGCCGGACGCATGCCCACGCCGTAGACAGTTGCATCGTCGTATCGACCGTGACCAACTGGCCAGAGGCTGACGTTGACGCATTGGGGGTGGCGCCTATGCTCACGGTCTCGACGGGGACGCCGTTCCACAGCAGTTGCAGTGCTGCCTTAAACCTGCCGGTCTTGGCTGTCGTCATACGATCACCGGATTGCGCAGGAAGTCCATCACGTCGCCGTCATCGTCACCGCCTGACTTGCCACGCGCGCCAATAGCCATGGCCAACGCCACCATGCCGTCAATACGGCCAGTCGCCTTCGCCTTATCCAATTTGCGATTCCCCGCCGGGTCACGAATTACAGCCGCGTTAGCCGCGCACATGGTCAGCACCGGATGGGAGCCGTGGGCAATACGGCCATTTAGCAACAATTCCTCCAGATTGTCTACAGCCGGGGCCATGTCTTTGAATCCCTGACCAAATTCAACCAAGGGAAGCTCTATCCCAGCACGCTCCATTTCCTTTCTGAGAACGTCAATTCGCCACCGGTCATAGGCCAGACCAAGGCAGTTAGAGCCAGAAAGGATCTCGGCAATATCGGCAACCACATACTCATAATCGACCGTCTTGCCTGGCGTAGTCCGCAAAAACCCTTCGCGCACCCACACATCATATGGCTGGCGGTCCCTGTCTGCCCTCTCGCGCAGCCCTTCCTCTGGCGTCCAGAAATAGGCATGCGCATGGACGAATCCTGCCTCTTCCGCGACCAGAACGAGGGACGTTAGGTCAGTTCTGGCCGAAAGGTCCAGCCCGCCCCACACATCGCACCCATCGAACGCCATCGGCTCTCGGCCGCAGGACTGCCATACGTCTCGGCTGACAAATGGCGAGAACGTGCTGACCCGCTGGTTAAGGTTCAGGTTGCGGAACGTGTTTTCAAACGAAGGCATGCGGGCGGCTTTCTCGGCCTGCTTTCGCATGTCGTCCATTGACCGGAACAGCCCGAGCGCAGGGTTTGCCGCCTTCCACCCCGCCTCGTCCATCAATGCCGCTTCTTTCGGCGCCTCATAGACATGGCATACCGTCTTAGGCGGCTTGTTCCGTGTGGCATCGTCAATGGCCACAGACAGGAAGTCGGCATCTGTAGCAGCCTGCGTGCTTATGTAAATGAGTAAAGGCTCAAAGTGTGCGCCCTGCGATGTGGTCACCGCGTCGATAAAGTCAGACCGCGGCCCCTTTACCTGCCCGGCCTCGTCAATGATAGCCAGAACAGGAGAACCACCGTGCGCGGTAGTGGCCTCAGCACTGATAGCCTGATACTCAACGTTCATCGGCAGGCCTACTAGCATCTTCTGTGAAGGCACCGGCCGGACAATATCCCGAAGGCTTGGCGACAGCGATACACACTTGGCAGCCAGCTTGTATACCTGCGCGGCTTGGTCGCGAGACATTGCGCCGCTGACGATCTGTGAATTAAGCCTAGCCTCCGGACCTACCAAGTGGGCCAGAACAAGGAATGCAATCGTGGCGGTTTTCGCGTTCTTCCTGGCGATGCTCAAAACCGCCGTGTCGGTCCGCGCTGGGTTGTCGTAGATGGCCAGAATGAATTTCTTCTGGAAGTCTTCCAGCTCTACCGGCTTACCTACCAGAACACCGTCCGGGACTATGCAGTGGGTTTCAATAAACCTGATAACCCGCTCACCTCTGGTCAGGCTGCGGGTCTGTAGTCCTGCGGTATCCCTGACCTTTGGGTTAGGGCCTGATCGGATAGGGCCTGTCAATGCGCCACCGGGCCACGGGCGATAAGGTCGTCATCGGCTCCTGCCAGGGTCTGCTGCGCGTCACGTTGCTTCTGCAATGCGCCGCCCTGCAACTTGGCCTTGCCCTGTTTTGCCTCGGCATGTACGTGGAGCGTCCGCTGCAAGGCAACCGACCTACGGGTCAGCGTCTCAATCACTGCGTGGATCGGGTTGGCCACCGGTGTCCCGCGGTCGTTCTTCAGGACGTGGCCCTCAAGGTCAAGGTCCTTTTGAAGTTTCTCGATGTCGGCCATGGTGCGGGCAAGGTTGGCCGCGTTGGTCAGGTCCAGTTCATCCCAGCGTTCACGCGCCCTAGCCATGACAATTGCATCCCAATACGGGCGATCACCCTCCCTCAGCCTCACATGATCAGGCGGCTCAATCGGTCCAGCCTTGGCGGCCTCCATCGCTCGACGGTCACCGGCTAGGGAATCTGTGCGGGCCTTACGGGTCATTGGAGGTAGTCCTTATCGGTCATTTGCGGCCATTTTGGGAGTTAGCGATGAAAAAATGG